GGCCGGGGCCATCTGACCCTATCCTGAACAGACAATGTCTGCAAGACGAGATCAATACAGCAATCGGCGAGAGGGGGACATTGTCCTCCTCTTACCAAGAGTTGTAGCCCTGGCGTCAACAGAACGCCCTCGCAGGTTGCGAAGATCATTCTTTGCGCCTCCGAATGGATTTTGTGGATTGAAAGGGTTCAGAGAGGAATGGGACATTGTCCTATCCCCTCTCTTGACCAGACTCAGTCAGAAGGGCATTGCCCGTCTGAATGAAATCTGGGCCGGGCTGGCAGCCGCGTTTGTAACGATGCTGCCTAGCTTAGCATATCGTGTTGTCGCACACTACCGGTCCGATATCGGCTCGATGTATGCGTCTATCCGAAAAATATATACCTGGTTATTAACCAGTTATGTGAATCAGGGGGAATGCTGGACGGTAGAGCGATTGAAATCGATCTACGAGTCGGCCAGGTACGAAGCGGTTGGTTCGGGCACTGCCCGACCAATAGTTCCGACCGGTACCCCAGGACGGGTCATTGACCCGAATGGGACTGTAAAAGTCTCATTTTCACATATATTTTCCGGACCTCTACTCGCCGTATTATACGACGACAAGCTGTGTCACGGGCATAGCCCGTTGTTTCAGCTCTCGCTCGCAAAGCGAGCCCTTCCCGAGCCACCTTCAGCCAAGAAGGTGGAAGCTATGGTAAGTCACGCCGAGAGACTCGGCGTGCCTCGTCCCTGCTACCGTTGGCTACCCGACATCGCAATGCGGTGGGGGCGTACCTATGGTGACAGGTTTAAGAGAGGAGTTGGCATTGCCAAATCCCACTTTACCACAAGCTCGTCAGCTACGTTCGAATATTCGCGCGCAGATGGCGGACGGCAGACATGGGTGGAGATAGCTATCTCCAAAGTTGAGGACGCCCGACGGGAACTTTGCGACTTTGTCGCGAAATCTCTGGTCCGGATGGACCAGACGTTCTACAGCTTCTTTGGCGAAGCCAAAGCCTATGTGAATGGCCTCGATGGCAATGCCATCGAAGGTCCTTCCCTGCAGGAATTATATCCTGACAGGCGGCCTAACTCTCAGTTATTACTGAGAGATAGCTCACTCGAGGAGGCCTTACAAGAGGGTTACCTACAAGGCAATCCTGACATCTCAGACAAAGTCTGCGGTGGAACGTTCACGGGTTACTACCTCTATCCGGTCAATGACCGGTGGAAGTCGCTTAGGGCAATGCCCTACCCGGTGACGGTCGCATCTACTGATGAGCAGGGGTATAAACCCCGGATCATCACTAAATGCCCAGGAAGTGTATGCACCCTTCTCCACTTGTGGAGAACTGCCTTTAAAGGCATCTTGCAGGAAGACTGGAACACAGGGTCAATGACTGGAGAAGGAACGTTGAATACGTTCATTCGTAAAGTTAACGACTACCTGAACACACATACCCCTTTGCGCTGGATGGTCGCGGGAGAGATTCTCTCCTCAGACTTCAAAACAGCGACAGACTTAGAACCGCCCGGCCTTGCCGGGCGTATTCTCGAAGGTGTCATGCAGGGGGCGGGGGTCACAGACCCCTTACTCCTGATGATAACTCCTTGGATAACCATGACCGGGATTCGGGTAATATACCCGAAGGAGGTGGTATCGCCACTTCTAAAGGACAATGTCCTTCACCTAGTCCAAGGCGTTCTAATGGGTAATCCGGCCAGTTGGGTTTTACTCAACTGGTGGAACCGTTTCTGTTGGGATATGGCTTGGACCACTTATAAAGTGGTGGCAGAGGCGAAGGGAAGAGACTATGTCTCCGACCCACGATTCGATAATGCCAAGCAAAACACCTGGTACCTATGGGCTGATGAATTCGATCAGCTAGTCACAGACTACCTGACCGTAATACTCTTAAAACTCGAGACACGCTTGGACAATTTTGTCCAACGGTGTGGCGACGACCACGGCAGTGTTGCCCCGTCACTGGTCCATCGTTTATACGAGTGGATCGTGGAGGGCACAGGGGGACAGCTGTCCCCCGGAGCCCACTTAAATAGTAGGACACATGTCGTGCTGTGTGAGCAGCTCGCAAAGCGGGATACTACCACAGGAAAATTCTCTTTCGTAGACATTGTCTACGTCAAGAGTCTTGTCGGGCCACGTTCTCGACTCCCTCGAATCAAGGAAACCCCCGTAAGTTGGTCCCGCGGCACTGCCGCGGCGGCTACAATACGTTGGTTCCCCCTTGATAACCCCTTAAGACAGGGAATTTCCCTGTGGACCTACTGGTCTAATCGCGACTTTGTCGCGTATTTAAGGCGTCTTGGGATCGAGCCGTTTTTACCTCCATCCTTTGGTGGTCGGGGATTCCCCTACTACAAATCGGAATGCCGGATATATTCCGGGAAGGTAAAACGCGCAGTCTCTGTCCTTTTACAAAATGACGAGTCCTTTGAGCACTATCGAGACATTGTCTCTCTAGCCTCTATATGGGCTGCGCGGACTTATTCCGCACTCGGGAAGCGGATTCAGACAATGTCTGAGACACTTCTCGACGCATGTGTAGAATGGACATCTTCCTGCAACCTAGGAGTGAGGACATTGTCCTCCCTCTGTCGGGAACTCCAACTCACTCCTCCGGAATTTCCGGACAAAAAGTCTCTGGGCAATGCCCAGAAGGCCTTAGAGGAGAAGGGGTGGATAGCCTTAGATAAGGTTCTATCAGAATACCAAACACGGTTGACTAGTCAACTTTGCTGGTACTATCCTGCAGAAGAGAGGGCGGAGATTGATTCTCTGCCAAGAATAGCTAGACGCTTTAGCGATATAATCGACAAAGTGAATAGCTCATCAGCTCACAAATTTCAACCACTTAGAGGCACCCCTGATAACCTCCTCGACAGATTATTCTGGAAAAGGAATCAGTTTTTCGTTTCCCGGGACCTGAGAGATTCTCTCATGCCTAAGGAACCGGGGTGCCCACTTCCATCAGCGGAAGACAAAACGTATGGAATAATCCATGACGTCAGGTCTACGGGTGAACCCTCCCGAAAGAGATCTCGAATAATCGAGCTATCTTAAGTAAAGGCCGTGGGAATACCCACGTTTCACCCCGCCTTAGGAAGTCGTCA